TAAGAATTAGATCATTGAACCCTTCACTATAGGCAATCTAATTGTAATTGGGTGTTCATGCTGCGTTGCGCATGCTACACTTATTTCATCCATTAGTAGTGCTGCGTAGTTTGAATGTATGACATTACGTAAGTCTGTATTTGATGAAGAATTTATTAACGCGAGTACACGTTCATCGCAGACGTAGTTCAATAGTTTCGTCACATTCATCGACGAACATGACTTAACTACATCTGGCGTTGACGCGTATTCAGAAGCCTTAGTCAGTGAGGTAAATGCTGGTATTTGTTTCACTTTTAATGCTAATGTATTCGCGCTTTCTTCACTAAAGCCAATCAATTTTAATAGAGGTATGATGTACTGTCGTGGACACATTTTAATCATGTCCATGACTGCTTCTGCTGTCAAATCAGACCTAAACTCATGTGGTGAAAAAGATGCTACAAAGTTCTTCGTTGATAACTGTTCTCTAGATGTCTGCACACCCAATAACGATAATAGATATCGATATGGTAATGGCATGTAGTAGAATGGATGCCAATTCTGCTTAAACTCAAGCACTTTCATGTCATTCCTAAATAACACAAACATATTTGATCCAACATCCGTTGAGGACGGCAGGGTCATGGTATAGTCTGTATCAAAACTGTATGATATGTTCGCTGTGTCTATTTTAAAACCAGTGTGTAATTCAGATTTCTCTTTTTTTGGCATCAAGCGTTTCTCTCGCAATGATGGTGATATGAGGTGTGATTCACGTAACGACTTTTCAATGAAGTTTAACTTCATGTGTTTTGAGACAGCAACTGAACCCAAGCTCATTTTTGCGGCGTTCTTTACACTTGATCTATAACTCAATTCTTTCAATTCTTTCTCGTTTCTGAATGTCAATAAGTCTCTGACCTCCTTTTCTGATAACAGCGATGTTTCTAAACGTTTTGCATCTAATAGCTTTGAACTTGATGATCGTATCAAATCTTTTAATGATTTATTTTCAATCACCTCACCACCCACAACTATTTTCGTTGTTATACGCTTCGATTCATGCTCAAACACTTTTTCCATTATGCGTGCACCCACCTTTGAGTCTTGCTCTAGTCTAGGTCTTGCGTAGATTTCAACCGCACCATCATCCTGTAATCCATATGGACCCTCTTTGAATATTGAATCCATGTTCAATTGCAAGTATAACTTTGAGTTTGAGGAGCTGAAGCCAGTAAATAATCTATTATTGGATCCACCTGGAGCTGCCATTGTATTGAAATCAACTGAAGCTTGTCTTCCGAATACCGTCATACGTGCACCATTTGTTATAGTCAATATTTGTAACATGTTCAATAACTGCGCATTCCCACCTCTTATTGCCAGATCGCGTGCTTTATCAAGGAATTCACCGACGACACCCGGCATATTATTACCTAATACTGGTGTCTCATGGTCATACGCCATGCGTCTACTGATTATTTGGCCTCCTATGTACTTCTTTTGAAGATAATCGACTACCCTTCCAGATGTTGAATCTTTAACAGTACCTAATACTTGGCCGGCTGACATACCTAAATTATCAATAGCTGAGGTTATATCATACGGATTTTTACCAAAGGACGCATTTGTTGAGTCCTTTTTAATCAAAATGTATGTATCATCACCCCACACTTCTTTGTGCAATATTGGTAAATTTAACTTATCCGATATCATATTCAACATCGCCATTGTAGTTATAGAGTTATCATTCGCAGTTGTGAGTGCACCTGAAGGCTGTGTATCTACATTAATCAATATATATGGAGCGCCTGGTACTGTTATCGCATAGAATGCGTCATCCCACGATGTTAGTACTTGCTTTAATAGATCACCATAAGTCTTCCCCAGTTCAGCTTTAATTGACAACGAACCGTTCCTTCCTAGCTCACTATCATCAACAGCCCTACATAGTACTCTCCTGGTCGATGAACCTATATGTTGGTCAAGACTAGATGCATCTATTCCAAGACACATCAAAGATGGATCATGTGCTAACCTTATTGACGTATTCAATTCATTCACCATATCAGCGACTGGTACACCGATCTTATTTGCTAGAGAGTAACCCTGCACATTAATATCACCCTGATATTTCTTCATTGCAGTGTATAAATTACTTAGCACTAACTGCATTGGATATGGTAAATTATATATTATACGAGTCTTTCTTGCTGGTACTGATCTGTATCCGACTGGAAATGGACTCATGACCAATGGTTTTACATTCATATACCTTTTTGTTATGACCTCCGCTGATGTGATATTTATCATGTCCTTTCTATTAGATACAATTGAGTCTGCTCCGCTTGTGCTACTGTCACCAATTATTTCTGACTTATCTAAATACAATTTGACTTTATCGCCACCAGCTGACTTTGAAGTTGACAATTTCTTCATCGCAGTGTATAAATCGTTCATATTTGGGACCGTAGCATATGTTGATGTTACAATCGAATGGTATATGTCATACAAGTAACGATCAATTTCTTTTGGTGAATCTGAGTCTATGTCTTCTATAATCCTTCGACGTACCTTTGATGTATATGCTGAGACAGCAACAGTTGCCTTACATGATCTAACGTAACCCTCGACTGAGCCAGCTCCCATCATATGCGTTATTACGTCTAACAATTTTGTGTTGTATGGCGTTATGATGTATTTGTCTCTTTGTGCTTTTGTTGATAAGTACTCGTTAAATATTAACATTACAGAATTCTCTAATTCTGGAGCCTTTTGCGACAATGCAATAGCTATATTCTTAAGCGTCGTATCTTGATCTTTAGATAACGATGCACCTAAGTTCATAGCTAAAACAGATTGCGCATAATCATCAATTATATTCTTTAAGACTACATCCGCATCACATGTTATATCTGACTCTGGGATCAGCAATGTTTTTGGCACAGTTAGGGTCACGTTCGATAACAACAATCTACCAACTTGTACAACTAACTTAGACAGATCTCTTCCACACCTCCCAGGACGTTTTCCCAGGTAAGCTAGCTCACTTAAATAGTGTTCCCTCATTAATGGTAGATGTTGTGACCCGCATATCTCTAACGCTATTGAAAAGCATACGTACATCCTCAGTGGACCAGAAGTAGTTAATGCAGCATCTTGTACTGGAAAGCCAGCAGTTGCTACTCGTGATGTTTCAACAAATGGCATATTTGTCTGCTTCACTTTCACTTTCTCGTCTTTCTGCAACGTTGATAGTGACCACGTCGCTATACCAACATCATCTAAAGCATCATACCCGACGTCTTCCATTGATACATAGTCATAGTTCTTTTTACGCCTCCAATCATCCATCCAGTCAGATATTTGAAATGACCTATCGCCAGCTATCCACGCCTTTAACAATACCATTACATTTACCTCCTTCTTTGCACGCAACTTCTTAAAGCATTTACGACAAGCCCATTCTGATGCAAGGTATGATAATCCTGTTATTAACGACTCAATGCCATACAATTTGCATGTTTCCCAATCCGTACATATTGATTTCATTGTCGTTAACCAAGTTAAGTAACTTGAGCATAAAGTGTAAGGCGTGTACCTTCTTACCTCTGCCCATCTTGTCACCCACGACTCAGTGTACGACAACCCACATTCATAGTCTGACATTGTTGGCCCCGTTCCGGCTTTACCTAATTCGGGCTGCTTTGGACTCGCTAATTTAAGCTTAACTCCATTTACCTCGCAGTATCGATGCCCGTCTTCAATAGATGTTGTACCAATCATTCCCTTTGTTAAGAATGCATTTTTGAAGTCATCCCTTGACAATCCTCTAGCACCTTTTGAATTCACATACTCTTCGAGCAGCTTATCTGCTCCATATTGAGTGAGGATCGCTGGTCTTTTGATTAACTGAAACTCATTCTCTTCTGGCGATCTTATGACAGTTGGGAAGAAATCTGTGTCTGTCACATCTAGACCCGTGCTATCTTGATGCGCCCATGACTTTAACGTCAATGTGACAGTCATATTTAGTAAATCCTTTTGTTGTTCATTTGCTAATCCAAGTAAACTTTCAACAAGTAACACTGACTTCTCAATCATTTTAAATTGACTTTCTTCTACTTCTACAATGTCTTCATTCTGCTTTGGCCGCACTATACCTGTAGTTTCGTTCACTAATCTCTCTAATTCTTGGTACTTCCCCATAAGCCTAAGCTTCATTTCGTTTAGTACCACCTGATGATTGCTCATTTTAG